TCAACAATTGACGGAAACATAACAAAACTTGAATTATGGAAAGATTTTCAATATTTAAATGACCGATGGGTTTCGGGTCAAGATTTTAAAAATAGAACACTATTTGAAGAGTTTTTATTTTTAGATGAGGCAAATAGACCTGTTGGTGATAATATAATTATTGACATTGAAAAATTAAGACAAAAATTAATAGGTAAGCTTGATAATATATCACTCTACGGTTTAATTGGTGACATATTAACTGATAACGGATTTTTATTCATGCCAACACCTGTATACGCGAACTATTACGGACTAAATGACAGGGTAAGAAATGGAAAACCAACAGAAGACTCATCAGGAAAAATTGCTAAAGATATGTTTGGTACATATATGGAAGTTGATGTTAGGGAAACCCGACCAAAACTTATTGGAATATATATTAGCCAGGTTTCACAAAATTTAGATTTTAGAAACAATAAAAACATTAGAAGATTAGATGATGCGACTGATTTAACCAATCCATCAAATAATAGTATGATTGAAAATCTTAACAATAAGGAAGACTATTCTAATAGTAATAAAGTTGTTGGGTTTAATGTCGAGTTTGGTAATCAAGAGCAGGGTATATTTAAATCAATATCATTAGATATGAGTCAGTTTAAAGATACTGCTGAAGTTTTTAAAGTCTATGTAGACATGGGTAATTACGCATCAGGTCAAAGAGTTGCACAACAAACAGTATCGCTTTATAATATATACAAAAATCGTAGTTATACCTGTAATGTTACAAGTATTGGAAATGTTATGATACAACCAACAACGTATTTTATACTTAAACATGTACCTATGTTTAACGGACCATATTTTATTATGAGCGTAAATCATAAGATTACGCCGCAGGATTTTACAACAACTTTTGAAGGAGTTAGAATATCAAAATACTCATTAGCGCGACCTGACAAACTAGTAACAAGTGTTAATAGAAAGTTTTTAAAAACATTTGAAAATAAAATTTTACAAGCAACACCAACAGAAATAATAGATAGTGATGAAACTACGACATCTGTGGATTTAGAACGTACTGAGGCTCCCGAAAACAATTGTGCAGATGTTACCGCATATAATGACGTTCCGTTTGTTGCACTTGATTGGACTAATAATAGTTCAGAAGATGTTATAAATTATATAGAATCCCTTGATATTGATAAATCATTTAAGCAATTTATTTATTCAGTTGCTAATATTGAACAACCATTTAGAAGTGGAAATAGTAGTTCTCCAAATAATAATCTATTTGGAATTCTATCACAATCCACATGGCCAAGTACTTTTGATAGTCTGATAACAAGTCAAACATGTATATTTATACTGAGAGAAAATAAATACTATTCTTATGTTGCTTTTGATGATTTTAATCAGTCTATCAACTTCTTTAAAGAAAGATTAAAAAATTTATTTCCGGATTATTATAATGACTTAAGAAATTATTCTAATGGTCTTGATATTAATAATATGAATTTTTCTGAAGAAAGAAAAACCGCGGAAACGCTTTATAGGTTGTGGTATGGCAATTGGACCACTGCAGAAGGTTTTAATAAAGACACACTTAAACTTGACATATTTTTTGATGATTTAATCAACAGCAGTTCTGAAGAAAAAACAAAATATTATAGAGGTGTAGAAAGTTTTTTAAACTCATTAAATCAAGTTTCAGGTAAATTTACATAAATTATTATATTTATATAAAAAACAATAATATGGATATTAAAAACTTATTAGATAACTATCTTCAAAAAGATGCGAGATTAACCGAAACTGATAGAGGTAATGGTTATAAAGAAGTATGTGATTTAGATACTGGTGATTGTTACACAGTTAGAATGAGAGACGGACTAATAGAAAGAGTTGATAATACTATGAATTTAAATAAAACCCTTAGAGTTGAAACACCAACAGGGATGAAAACACTTTTAAACGGTTAAGATATGTCAGTAGAAAAAAAAATATTAAATGAAATTGAAAGGTATAAGTCAATTTCTGAATACATAACAGAACAAGAAGAAACTGCGGATTTACCGCCGTTACCTGATGAAGATAGTGATACGGCGTCAGATACGGAATTAGATACCGAAGGTAATACTGAAGAAGTTCCTGAACCTGTGGATATTGAAACAGACCCAGATGTTGAAGTTATTGGTGATGAAGGAGAAGAAACTTTAACAGATGAAGGTGGTGAAGACACTGAAGAATTAGATGTTACTGAATTGGTAACAACACAAAAAGATATTTCAGATAAACAAGATGAGTATATGGAATCTATGTTCAGTAAACTTGAAGACTTAACAAGTAAATTAAGTCAAATGGATAACATACTACAAAAAATTGACAACTTAGAACATAAGGTTGAAAAATACAGACAAAAGTCACCTGAAGAAAAATTACAGTTAAGAAGTTTAGACAGTTACCCATACAATCAAAAATTAACAGACTTCTTTATGGACAAACAAGGTGAATTTGAACAGACAGGAAAAGAAGAATATATTTTAACCAGTGATGAGGTTGAAAATTATTCAGATGGTGATATTAAAAAATCGTTTGACAAACCATTTGAAGACGAAGAAAGAATGTAAACATCGTATATTGGAATATGGAATAAAAGACTGTCGTAAGATGGTCTTTTTTTTTTGTTGTGATTTGACTTAACGTTTTTCATTGTTATATTTTACTTGAGTAACAGATAAAATTTTAACGAATAAAAGAAAAACAAAATGGCAAATGCACTCGACGCGGTACTCGCACAGTACGAAAAGAACACCACATCTCGTGGTGGTGGTGACGGAATGTCACAAGAAGAGAGGTTGAAGAAGTATTTCACAACTTATCTCCCTAAGGGGACTAAATCAGGACAGGCTCGTATTCGTATCCTACCTACATCAGATGGTTCATCACCATTTAAGGAGGTATGGTTCCACGAAGTCCAAGTTGACGGAAAATGGGTTAAGCTCTACGACCCAGGTAAAAACGATGGTGAGCGTTCACCTTTGACTGAGGTCTATGAAGAGCTGATGTCAACGGGTAAAGAGTCTGATAAGAAGCTCGCGATGCAATATCGTCCTCGTAAATTCTACATTGTAAAACTTGTTGACCGCGACAATGAAGAAGATGGTGTTAAGTTTTGGCGGTTTAAGGATAACTACAAACAAGAAGGTATCCTTGATAAAATCATTCCGATTTGGAGAGCAAAAGGTGATATCACCGACGCTAACGAAGGTCGCGATTTGATTATTGAGTTGGCAAAATCTAAGACCAATTCAGGTATTGAGTACACTATCGTTCAGACCATCATGTATGACGACCCATGTCCTTTGAGTGAAGACTCAGATTTGATGAAGGAGTGGATGGAAGATGAGATGTCTTGGAGTGATGTATACGCTCAGCGACCTACAGAATACTTGGAAGCTGTCGCTCGTGGTGAAACACCTGTATGGGATTCTGAACTTAAGAAGTTCGTATATGGTGACGACACCACAGAAACAATTGGAGGTTCTACCCCTAAACAGGAAACTGTTAAGGAACAAACTAAGGACCCCCAAGCGGAGATGGAGGTTGATGAGGACCTTCCTTTCTAAAAACCAAAACCTACAGATGGGAGGGTGTAATGCTCTCCCATCTTTTTCATGACGAAAACTTCGTAACGAAAAAACAGAAATACAATGGCAATTAAAAAGAATAGTTTTAAAGACATAAAGAAGAAGTTCTCTTCTTCTGCTAAATTCAAACCTCAGAGGTTTTACGACTTGGGTTCTGAATTTTTGGATGCGGTAGGGGTACCAGGTCCGGCTATGGGGCATATCAATATGTTCTTGGGTCACTCGGACACGGGTAAGACTACTGCGTTAGTAAAAGCTGCGGTTGATGCACAGAAGAAGGGTATCCTTCCTGTGTTTATTATCACAGAACAAAAATGGTCTTTTGACCACGCAAAACTTATGGGTTTTGACTGTGAAGAAGTTGTTGATGAGGAAACGGGTGAACTTGATTGGGACGGGTTCTTCATCTTTAATAACGACTTTGAGTATATTGAACAAATTACTGAGTTTATAAATAATTTGTTGGACTCCCAAGAGAAAGGGGAGTTGGAGTACGACTTGTTGTTCCTATGGGACTCTGTTGGTTCTGTACCTTGTAAGATGACTTACGAAGGTAAGGGTGGTAAGCAACACAACGCTGCCGTTCTTGCCGATAAGATTGGCATGGGTATTAACCAACGAATTTCAGGTTCACGTAGGTCGGACTCAAAATTTGAAAACACTTTGGTTATTGTTAACCAACCGTGGGTTGAACTTCCTGACAATCCGTTCAGTCAGCCGAAGATTAAGGCTAAGGGTGGTGAAGCCATTTGGTTGAACTCATCTTTGGTCTTTTTGTTCGGTAATCAAAAAGGTGCGGGAACAAGTAAAATCACTGCGGTTAAGGATAAGAGAAAAGTGAAATTCGCAACGCGTACAAAGGTTTCTGTACTTAAAAATCACATCAATGGATTGGGTTATGAGGATGGTAAAATTCTCGTTACCGCACACGGATTCTTGGCAGGTAAAGACTCTGCTGAGGAGAAGAAATCTATTGAACAGTATAAGTCAGAGCAATCTGAGTATTGGAAAGAGGTCATCGGAACCGGTGGTGATTTCAAATTAGAAGAAGACGGTGGAACCTTTGATATAAATTCATTATAATAAACAATTAAAAATTAAAAAAATGCCTTATTCATCAGATGTTTTTAAAAACACAGTAATTGAACATATTAAATATGTTAATTATAAAAAAAGAAATGCAAAAATTCTTGATGTTGGTCCTGGTGCAGGATTTTATGGAGAACAACTAAAAAATCATTTTTACATTGATTGTATTGAAATACATGAACCATATGTAAATACCTTTAGTCTCAATGAAAAGTATAATAATGTCCATGTAGGAGATATTTTAGATTTTGACTACGATGGTTATGACTATATTATCATGGGTGATGTTTTAGAACATATTAAAAAGGATTCCGCAAAAGATTTGATAAATAAAATAACTGAAAAAAATATAAAATGTTTTGTTGCAGTTCCATTTTTATATGAACAGGGTGCGTGGCAAGGAGTAGAATCCGAAATACATCACCAGCCCGACTTAACAGAAAGAGTTATGGAAACTAGATATCCTAATTTAAATTTGTTTTTAACAAATAATAAAGATGAGGGTGGATATGCATACTATACAAACTATCACAAATTTTATAATTTGTAAATTATGATAGTTAAAACCTTATTAGTTGACGGAAACAACCTATTTAAGATAGGTTATCACGGGGTTCGTGAATATTACCATAAGGGTAATCACATTGGTGGTATCTACCACTTTGTAAATACCTTGCGGAAATTCATTTCCGAATATAACTACGATAAGGTAATTGTTTTTTGGGACGGAGATGATAACTCCGTTCAGAGAAAAAGAATATTTGCTGAGTACAAAGAGAACAGACGATACAACCGACTTAACGATATTCAAAAACAATCGTTTGATTGGCAACTCAATAGAGTAAAAGAATACCTTGAGGAGATGTTTATTCGTCAGGTGATAGTAGATGGTAACGAGTCTGATGATATGATTGCCTACTACTGTCAAATCTCTTTGGACGAACACAAAACAATATTCTCTGCGGATAAAGACCTGACACAACTCATCTCTGAGAATGTGCAAATTTATTCTCCGTCCCAAAAACAAATGATTAAAAATGGGGATAAAGTCAAACTGAAAGATATTTCAATCCCACACCAAAATGTTGCTACCTTCAAAATAATATCTGGTGATAAATCAGATAACATTGATGGTATCTATTACTTTGGTGAAAAGACGTTTTCAAAACTTTTTCCTGAGATACTTGACTCCGTAGTCTCTGTTGACGACATTTTACAAAAAGGTGAAAAACTACACGAAGATGATAAAGACAACAGAGCATTACAAAACTTGTTATCAGGGAAAACAAAGAGAGGGGTATATGGAGAAGAGTTTTATGTTATCAACAAACAACTCGTGGACCTTTCTGAGCCTTTGTTAACAGAAGAAGCAAAGGAACTCGTTCAACTTTATTACGAAGAGGATATAGACCCTGAGGGAAGGGGATATCAAAACCTTATGAGGATGATGATGAACGATGGACTTTTTAAGTATTTACCAAAAACAGACAACGCGTGGGTTTACTTTCTCACCCCATTTATGAAACTAACGAGAAAAGAAAAAAGACGATTTAAAAAACCAAAAACTAATTAAAATTTTAAAAAAATGAGTAAGGAAAAAAATGACATTACGAAGATGGAGTTTTTGTTGACATTGAATGACAACATCATTGTTCAGCGTTATTACAATGTTAAAGGTTACAACGGAGATACTAGAAATAGTATGGACTTGTACGACACTGTTAATGACATCAAAAACACAATTCATAATGATTTGAAGATGAAGACGGTTTCTTATATGTTGGACAACGAGTTTCAGATTATGGCAGACCCCATGATTTTGGAAACCTCTATGACTGACGATGACGAATACTTTAACATCTTCATCAAGTTGGGTGACGATACCATTTTTCATCAGACATGGGACGGTAAAATTTACCCACCCAAAGTCCGTTACACAGTTGATGTGCGTCCTCACTTAAAGGGTGTCTTAAAGTCACTCACCGAAGTGTTCTCAACTGACAAATTGACATGCGAATTTATGGATTATAAATTGGGTTGAGCATATTTATTAAAACAGTCAAACACGAAAACTATTAAGCATGTCAAAGGAAAAGAATTTTGGATACCTCGGAAACACATTTCAAATACAATTACTCAACAACATCATTCTTTATAAGGAATTTGCGGCGTCTATTGTTGATGTAATCGAGCCCAAGTACTTTGACAATCAATACTTCAAGTTGATTATGCAAATTGTTAAGGAGTATTACATAAAATACGAACATACTCCTTCATACAATACATTGGAACAACTTGTTAAATCTGAAGTGTCATCACCGATGGCTCAGAAGATGGTATTGGATATGGTTGAACAAGTTAAGGACGCTCCCGTTGAAGGTGAGACCTTTGTTCAGGAAAAGGCTTTGAAGTTCTGCAAACAACAGGAACTACAAAAAGTTATGGTTAAAGCACAGAAAATCATAGATAAAGGTGATTTTGAAAGCTATGACCATCTTGAAGAAATGGTTCGTGAAGCCCTTCAGGTCGGTGAGGTTGATGCTGGTACAGCAGATGTTTTCTCTAATTTGGATGAAGTGTTGGAAGAAGACTTTAGACATCCTATCCCTATGGGAATTCCCGGAATTGACAACCTGTTAAAGGGTGGTATAGCAAAAGGGGAATTGGGTGTTGTCCTCGCTCCGACAGGTGTTGGTAAGTCAACGTTGTTGACAAAAATTGCCAACCATGCATTTAACTTGGGTTACAATGTTCTACAAATTTTCTTTGAGGACAACCCAAAAATTATTCAGAGAAAGCACTTCACTTTATGGACTCAAATCGCACCTGATTTGTTATCAATGCACAAGGATAAAGTCCTTGCAAAAGTTAGAGACATTCAGGAAAATGCACCCAATAAACTTATCTTAAAAAAGTTACCATCTGACACTTTGACAATGAATCAGATTAAGAATCAGATTCGTAAAATGATGGCGGAAGGAACTAAGATAGACATGGTTGTTTTGGATTACATTGATTGTGTAGTTCCTGACAAAAATTTGGGTGACGAATGGAAGAGCGAAGGTTCCGTTATGAGAAGTTTTGAGGCGATGAACCACGAACTTAACTTGGTCGGTTGGACTGCGACTCAAGGTAACAGAAACTCAATCTCATCAGAGGTTGTTACGACAGACCAAATGGGTGGGTCTATTAAGAAAGCCCAAGTCGGTCACGTAATTATATCTGTTGCCAAATCTCTACAACAAAAGGAGATGAACCTTGCAACCATCGCAATTACCAAATCTCGTATTGGTAAGGATGGTGTTGTTTTTGAAAACTGTAAGTTTGATAATGAGATGTTGGAAATTGATACAGAACAAAGTGTCACTTTCTTGGGTCTTGAAGAACAGAAAGAAGAAAGAAACAGAGAAAGGATTAAGGAACTTTTGGAGAAGAGAAAACAGAAGGAAAATAGACAATAAACCCCACAAATTTATTTAAAAATGGAAGATTTATATAATAATAATGAGAGTGATATACGCTATGTCGTAAAGAGAACGGGTACAAAAGTACCATTTGAGGTAGATAAAATTGAAATGGCGGTTTTAAAAGCCATGAATAGTATTGATGCTATTGATGATGAGATGGCTGAAAAAATTGCAAGAATTTCTACGAAGGCTTTGTTTAGAAATAACAAAGACCGTATCCCTCATGTTGATGATGTTCACGACATGGTTGAAAACAAATTGATGGATAATGGATTGAATGATGTGGCGAAAGAATATATCCTATACCGTGCGAAGAGAAGAAGAAATATCTTCGCAAAAAGAACGAATTTAAAACCATACGAGTACCCAAACCTAAATGAGTATGTGGATGCTATCAGACATTCTTATTGGGTCCATACGGAGTTTAATTTCACTTCAGATATTCAAGACTTTAAAGTTCATTTGAATGAAGTTGAAAAAACTGCATTGGAAAGAGCGATGCTCGCGATTTCTCAGATTGAAGTTGCGGTTAAATCATTTTGGGGTGACATATATAAGAGAATGCCAAAACCTGAAATTGGAAATGTGGGGGCAACATTTGCTGAGTCTGAAGTAAGACACGCGGATGCATATTCTCACCTTATTCAGTTGTTGGGATTAAACGGAGAGTTTGAAAACTTATTACAAGTTCCCGCAATTCGTAGAAGAATTAAGTATTTGGAAAAGGCAATCACAAACTCAAAAGCGGTTGAAAACAAAGAATACTTTGAGTCAGTAGTCCTCTTCTCAATGTTTATTGAGAATGTATCACTATTCTCTCAGTTCTTGGTTATTATGTCATTTAACAAACATAAGAATATGTTAAAAGGTATTAGTAACGCAGTTGAAGCAACTTCAAAAGAAGAAAACATCCACGCAGAATTTGGATTTGATTTGGTAAACCTCATCAAAGAAGAAAACCCTGAGTGGTGGACAGATGAATTGGTAGAAGACCTCATCATATCTACACAAGAAGCTTATGAAGCTGAGATGGAGGTTGTAAACTGGATATTTGAAAAGGGAGATATGGACTTCCTAACAAAAAACCAAACATTGGAGTTTATTAAAAATAGATTTAATCTATCATTAAACTCTATAGGTATTGATAATATCTTTGAAATTAACGATACTATATTAGAAACGACAGAATGGTTTGACGACGAAATTCTAACTACAAAACATACAGACTTCTTTAATAAGAGAAGTATTAATTACAGTAAGAAAGCGAAGTCAATCACCTCAAACGATTTATTTTAATAAGGATACAAAAAGAAAATGGAAAATAGAAAAGCATTTGATTGGATTAATGAAGAGTCAATTACCTTCCTTCGTAGAGGGTATTTGAGTGAAGGGGAAGAACCTTTGGAAAGAATTAGAACTATTGCCGACCACGCAGAAAAACTTTTGGGTATGGAGGGGTTTGCAGATAAGTTCTTTGACTATATGGGTAGAGGATGGTATTCATTATCATCACCTGTATGGGCGAACTTTGGTAAGAAAAGAGGACTACCTGTAAGTTGTTTTGGTTCTAATATTGGTGACAATATCGAATCAATTCTTTTTACACAGGCCGAAGTTGGTGAGATGAGCAAGATGGGTGGCGGTACCTCAGGTTACTTTGGTAATATTAGAGGTAGAGGTGCTGAGATTACTGATAATGGACACGCTCCTGGAGCGGTACATTTTATGAACCTTTTCCAAAGTGTTGTAGATAATATTTCACAAGGGTCTACACGTAGAGGTAGATTTTCACCATACTTACCTGTTGAACATCCAGATATTATGGAATTCTTAGAAATTGGAACAGAAGGGTTTCCAATCCAAGATTTGACTCATGCGGTTACAGTTACTGACGAGTTTATGAACGAAATGATTGAAGGAGATGCCGAAAAAAGAGCAATATGGGCGAAGGTAATCCAAAGAAGAGGTGAGATTGGGTATCCATACATTATGTTTACTGATACCATGAATAATAAGTCACCTGAAGTCTATCAGGATAAGGGCGCTAAGATTTATAACTCTAATCTTTGTTCTGAAATTGCTTTACATAACTCTGAGGAAGAGTCTTTCGTATGTGTATTATCATCTATGAATTTGTTACACTATGACGAATGGAAAGATACTGACGCAGTTGAAATTATGACATATTTCTTAGATGCAGTTGTTAATGAGTTTTTAACTAAAATTGAGGATATTAGAGATAATGGAACTATTGAAGGTAGGAGAGCATTCTTCTATTTAGAAAAGGCTTATAACTTCGCTAAAAGACAACGAGCGTTAGGTCTTGGAGTATTGGGATGGCACTCTCTTTTACAATCAAAAGGACTAGCTTTTGACACAAAAGAAACCGCTAAACTCAACATTGAAGTCTTTAAATTGATTAAAGAAAAATCTTATGAGGCTTCTGAAGAATTAGCTAAGAAATTTGGAGAACCCGAATACTTGAAAGGTTATGGTAGAAGAAATGTAACACTTAACGCTATCGCTCCTACAACATCCTCAGCATTCATTCTTGGACAGGTGTCTCAGTCAATAGAACCAATTTGGTCTAATTGTTATGTTAAAGATGTGGCTAAGATGAAAGTTACAATTAAAAATCCTGTATTAGAGAAACTCTTAATTGAATTGGGTAAAAATACTAAAACGACTTGGAATAGTATTAAAAAGAATGACGGTTCGGTACAACACTTAGATTTTTTAACTGACGAACAGAAACAAGTTTTTAGGACTTTTGCTGAAATCAATCAAGCGTCTATTATTAATCAAGCGGCAATTAGACAAGATTATATTGACCAATCACAGTCACTTAATCTTATGATATCTCCTGATATGCCAACAAAGGACGTGAATAAACTCCTTATAGATGCATGGAAATTAGGTGTTAAGACATTATACTACCAACACTCAATGAATTCAGCTCAGGCATTCGCAAGAAAAAAGTTGAATTTAAATGACTTACAATGTGTAGCATGTGAAGGATAAAACAAAAACCCGTCAGTAACTGACGGGTTTTTTTATAAAAATAATACAAAGGATATTTATTGATATGGCAACAGATAAGACATATGGAATTAAATTTCCTTTTAGTGAAAGTAGAGAAGGTAAATACCTTTCTTTAACTAAAACTCCTGATGAGGAAATTAGGACTGATTTAATACACCTTATACTTACAAGAAAAGGTAGTAGATATTATTTACCTGATTTTGGGACTAGAATATATGAGTTTATTTTTGAACCAATGGATAATTTAACATTTGATAGTGTAAGGGCGGATATAAAAGAGTCAGTGGAAAAATATATACCAAACTTACAAATAAATTCTATATCAATAACACCTTACACTAAAGATGATTCTTCAGTTGTAAATAATTTATATTTTGAAGAAGAAACGCAAACATATGAAATGTTTGATATTTATAGAACTGCGGGGGAAGGAGTTGAGGATTATACAGCAAAAGTTAAAATAGACTACTCAATAAAAAATACAACTTTTGAAAGTAGAGATTTAATTATAATTAATATTTAATATGGCTAATAGAAAAATATCGTATACAGATAGAGACTTTGAAGGTTTAAGGAACGAACTAATTAATTTTACTAGACAGTATTATCCTCAACTCATAGATAATTTTAATGACGCTTCAGTCTATTCTGTTTTGTTGGATTTAAACGCTGCGATTGGTGATAACTTACATTATCATATCGATAGAAGTATCCAAGAGACTGTATTACAATACGCTCAACAAAAATCATCAATATATAACATCGCGAGAACTTACGGATTAAAAATTCCAGGTAACCGACCTTCTATAGCTATATTGGATATATCTATTACGGTACCTGTATATGGTGATAGAGAAGACAGTAGGTACTTAGGTGTTTTAAGAAGTGGTTCGCAATTTGTAGGAGCGGGACAGGTCTTTGAAAATATAGACGACATAGACTTTTCATCAAACTATAACAGTAGAGGATTTCCAAATAGAACAAAAATACCAAACTTTAATAATAATAATATTATTGTTAATTATACAATTACAAAAAGAGAAGTGGTAGTGAACGGATTAACTAAAACATTTAAAAGGGTTATAACACCGACAGATGTTAAACCGTTCTTTGAATTCTTTTTACCTGAAAAAAATGTTTTAAGTGTTAGTTCAATTATACAAAAAGACGGAACAGAGTATACTAATCCTCCAACATATGGAGAATTTATTAATTCACCTAATAAATGGTATGAAGTAGATGCACTAGTAGAGGACAGAGTCTTCGTAGAGGATAATACAAAACCGACAGACCAACCAGGGATAAAAGTCGGTAAATATATAGAAACTGAAAATAGATTTATAACTGAATACACGCCAGAAGGCTATTGTAAATTAACGTTTGGTAACGCGACGGTAACTGCAGATGAACAATTAGAACAATTTGCAAGAACAGGAATACCTTTAAAATTAAGTGATTACCAAAATAATATTTCATTGGGTAAAACCGTTAAAGCAAATACAACATTATTTGTTAGATATAGAGTTGGAGGAGGTACGGCATCTAATATAGGTGTTAATACTATTAATCAGATAGGTAATATAAATTTTGAAATAAACGGTCCTTCTGAGAATATTAACAGAAATGTTAAACAAAGTTTAAGAGTTAATAATGTAAGTGCTGCGATAGGGGGAGGAGACTTACCAACGATTGAAGAAGTTAGAAATATGGTTTCATTTAACTTTGCGGCACAAAAAAGAGCCGTAACTATAAACGACTATAATTCCTTAATTAGGACAATGCCGAGTAAATACGGAGCACCTGCTAAAGTTGCGATAACAGAACAGAACAATAAAATACAAATACAAATTTTATCATATGATAATAATGGTAAGTTAACCAATACAGTATCACAAACACTGAGACAAAATATTGCAAACTATTTATCAAATTACCGAATGATAAATGATTATATATCTGTATTAAGTGCTCAAGTTATAGATTTGGAATTTGAAATTTCAGTACAAGTTGAGTCAACTGAAAATCAAGGTGAGGTCATAACAAATATTGTAAACACAATTGAAGATTATATGTCACCACAAAAAACTACAATGGGTCAAAACGTTAACGTATCTAATATAAGAAGATTAATACAAGACACGCCTGGAGTTATTACCGTTGCGGACTTGAAGATTTTTAATAAAACAGGAGGATTATATTCATCATCTGAAACATCACAATCATATAGTAATAGTGAGACAAAACAAATAGAATTGATTGACGAAACGATTTATGCGGAACCAAATCAGATATATCAAATAAGGATTCCTGAAAAAGACATCAAAGTCAGTATAAAAAATATTAGAACTGTATCTATAGTATAAATTTAAAAGATACACTTTTATTA